CCTGCCACCCCGACCCCGCGGGCGTGGCAGCTGCGACGATCTGCGCGATCGTCGCCAGGGTGTCGGTCACCGCGCTCACGCGAACGCCACACCACTCGCCACCAGGCCCGCATGCACCAACAACGGCTTCACCGCCCAATAGGCGTCGCGGAGCACCGGGCTGGGCATCGTGCTGCCGTCAGCGAACACCTGCTGCCCCGTGGGCGTGTTCTGCCACGCCCACAACTCCGCGACCATGCGCAGGGTCGCGAGGTCCAACGCCTGCTCCTGGTCCGAGGACGGGGGTGGTGCGGCGACCAGGTGCGCCCCGATCGCCGCCACCGCAGACCCCAACACCCGGTCCACCCAGGCGTACTCGTACCCGCCGGGGGGGAACCCGAGGAAGTCAGCCGCGTCCTCCACGGACACCGACATCGGTTATCGCTTCTTCGACTCGCCGGTCGTCGACGCGACGCCCTCGCGCTCCAGCTGCCCACGCCCGCCGCCACCTTGCAGCGTGGCGGTGGTCGCGCTCCGCTTCAACGCCGCCCCAGTGTCCACCAGAAGATCAGCGACATAGCCGTAATAGGCGATGGTGTACCCGAGGATCGTCGGCTCGGTCACCGCGAGCCTGCCGCCGACCTGCTCATAGTGCTCCACCATCCCCGACACGCCGACCACGTTCGTCGCCGCCGCGAAGTTGCCATCCACCACCACGCGCAGACCCATCAGGCTCGCGCCGCTGCCCAACAGGTCCACCATGCCGGGGAACGCGGGCCCCCCGTTCGGGGACGTCGTCGCCGCGATCCACCCGTACTCGTCGGGCGACATCCACACCGTGTCCGGCCGCTGCTTCGTGTTCGTGAACACCTGCGACGCGGCCGTCATGTACGCCGAACGGATCGGCCCCTCAGCCGCGCCCGTCGCCAGCACGAACGTGCCAGTCACCGCGCCGACGAAGTAGTCGCACGCCGCGTTGTCAGTCTCCTGCGCGTAGATCGCCTCCAAATCCGCGATCGCCACCGCGAGGATCGCGGGGTCGGTCCAATCCCGGTTCTGGAACGAGATATCCAGGGTGCCGCCGTACGTCTTCTTCGGCACCGGCACGTCGGTGATCGTCAACTTCTGCGACGCGAGCTGCGTCTTCTCAGTCGCCTGCAACCCCACCGCGGTGTGCTGCGTGATCTTCGGCCGGTTGAACGTGGAACCGTTCGCGGGCATCGCCCGGTTCGTGACCGAGTCGATGAAGGGCCGCGACCTTGGGAGGGTGCCCGCGACATCCCCCACGATCGGGGTCGGCACGATACCCGGGTTGTCCGCGAGCAACTGGTCAGCGACCACGCGGTACTCGGCGCGGGCGCGCATGATCCGTTGCCGCGCGGCGGGGGAATGCAACTGGTCGCCCCAGTCCGCGAGGTAGGAACCCACGCCCTTCGCGCGGTAGAACTCCAGCTGCCCGCCCTGCGGCACCGATTCCCCGATCTGCAGCCGGGACCTCGACGCGCGTTCCATTTCCGCGACCTGCTTGTCGTGCTCAGCCTGCCGCAGCTCCGCCTGGTGCAGCGGGTCGATCTTCTTGTCGAGGTTCGCGATGTCGCGGTAGTGCTGCTGCACAGCCTCGTCCTCGACCTCGGACAGGTCGCGGTTCTCAGTCGCCGCGTTGTCCAGCAGATCCTTCGCGGTGGCGCGCAGTTCTTCGCGCTGCGTCTTCAACCGCTCCAAATACAGGTTCGCCATTAGGGCCACCCCATTCCTCGCGTTGTGAATAGTCGCGAGCCTGCGGGGTGTCCCGTGGAGGTGCCCGCTGGCGGGGGGTGTCCACCGGAGGTGTCGTCTACGCTCACCCGCAGCGTACCGTGCGCGAGGTCACAACCCGCCACTATTGCCAAACGCAAGATCCTGCTGTCCTGCAAGATCACGGGTGTCCGCGTGTCATTCCCCCGCCGCACGTTGCAACGCGTCCTAGGCCCGTTCTCGGGCGTCCTAGGGGCTATGACCGGGGTCACAACGTGAGGGAGGGGCCGGACTGACCAGGTCCGGCCCCCAGGGGTCACTGCCACCGCCATCCAATCACAACGGAGGCGGCAACAACGCCAACAACTCGTCCCGACGCGACACCGGCCGCGCCCGCACCGCCATCACCGCCGCCGACTCCCCATACGCCCCTTCCGGCACAAGCGCGGTTTCAAAGATCGTCGCCTTGGTCCGAACCGTCACATTCCCATCGACCCGATCCGAATCCGAACGGAACCCGATCGACCACTGGCGCAGCGAACCCTCCTTCGCCAAAGCCAAGAAATGGTCCCCCATCGAGGAATCCACCACCCGGAACTCCCCATACAACCCGTCATCCGAATCCCGCAACTCAGTCCCATGCCCAAGCTGCAGATGCCCCGGATCAACCGAGTGCATGTTCAACAGGCGCACCCGGTGCGCCGCGCGGAACTGGTGCGCGAACGCGCCCCGCTCGAACCGTTCCACCAGGCCCGCGTGGATGCGCTGATCCAACAAGTACGGCACCACGATCCCGCACAGCAGGCGCTTCGACATCGACCGCACCTCGATCTGCGGGTCGAACGCGCGGAACTCCAACACACCCATCACGCCACCGCCTCATTCCCAGACCCGCCAGCGAACATCGGAGCGGCCGGCGACAACGGCTCCCCCGCCCCCAACGGCGGCAGACCCTCCGACGCGCGCACCTCATCCACCGTCCGAACACCAGCCGCCAGATACTGCGCGTTGATCGCCGCCCGCGTCCCCTCGTCATCGCGCAACAACGAATCACGGTTGAACCGCGCCTCAGTCCCCCGCGGCAAGAACCTCGAGAACTGCCCCTCCAACACCGACACCCAGAACCCCAACGTGAACCGGAACAACTGCATAGCCGACTGCTGCACGTTCTGATACGGAGCGGACACCTGCGACGCGCCCACCCAATAGGGGTCCATGTTGTACAGGTTCGCGGTGTCCACCAGGGACATCTGCCGCGCCTCGATCATCTGCGCGTCGGTCGGCGTCCACGACAACGCTTGGAAGTCCACCAGTTCTGACATCACCGCGATGTCGCCCGACGCGACCGAGTTCTTCCACTGCTGCTTGATCCCCACCGCCGTGTCGAACCCCGGCGGGTCATCAGGGTCGCCCGCCACCAGGTCCGGGTTCTTCACCTTCAACAACCCGCCCGGATACCCCGACGCGAACGAACGCGAAGCGTAATCAGCCTCCGCGTGCATCCGCGCGAACGACGACAACCCAGACTCCAACACGCCCATACCCCGCAACGCGCCAGGGCGGTGCGAACCCTTCGCGTGGAACACGTCCCCCGCGTCCCACAACGTCGCGCCCCCACCGAACCGGTACCGCACCGCGCCGCTATCAGGGTCGCGGCCCACCTCCACCTCCACCGCCGGGATCGGCGCGACCTCGGTCGCCCGCCCCTCCGAATCCCGCCGCGTCACAACCCCCACCGCGTTCCCATGATCCAACAGGTCGCACACCCACGCCGCCACAGTGTTCTGCCGCTGCTCGTCAGGGTTCGGCTGCGACAACAACGACGGGGTCGGTTCGACAAGCGTCGTACCCTTCCACGCCGACAACGGCATCCCACCGATCGCCTGACTGATCGTCATCCGCGCCCGCCACACCCCCGGCAGCGCCAACGCCTCCGACAACTGGTAATCCCACAGCGACGCGAACTCCCCCGTGGCCGGCCACCACGCCACCGGAGGCGTACGCCCCGGCCGCGGATTCCAATACGTCACACTCGGCCGCGCCGCGCCCGGAGGCGTCGCCTCGATCTCCACCTACGCCACCGCCCACACCGGCCGTCGAGGCGCAGGCGCGGCAGCTGCGCGCACACACCACGCCGCCGCCCGCACCAAATCCGAACGCCCCTGCGACACGACCGACAGGCCCCCCTCCCGTTCAACCACCAACAACGCCAGCAGTTGACCAGTCAGGTCCATACCGCCATCATGCCGCACCAAGCCACGCGCCATCAGATCCCGCAACCGCGGCAACGCAGCCGAAGTCTCCACCGCCCCAACCCGTTCAGCGCCATCCACATCAGCCGCCAACGACGCCCCAACCAACAACCGCCGCGCCCGAGTCCCCCGCGCCCACTCCACCGCCGCAGCCCGATCCGAGAACAACCGCCCCCACACCACCACCCGGCCACCAGGCAACACACCCGCAGCCGCAGCAGCAGCACCCGAACCCGTCCGATCCTCAACCCCCGCAACCACCGCCACCGGGCGATCAGACACCACCGCCGCACCCCACGCCCGACCATCCACCAAACGCTCCGGGCGCGACCGCCCAACCCCCTCACCAGGCCAAATGTTCAACCAGTTCTCAGCGAACCCCGCCTCCGACGAAGCGATCCGCATCGCCTCAGCCCGCTGCCTCGACCACGACGGCGACGCAGCCCGATGCACCGCAGGATCAGTGAAATCCGCCCCCCACACCGCCCCCCACTCCAACCGGCACACCGAAGGGTTCGACCGCAACCCCGGCACCAAATCCCGAGTCTCAGGATTCGCAGCTGAGAACAACACCGCCTGCGACCGCGGCCGCTCCACCAACGTCGGCCACAACCCCGACCAGAACACGTCAGCCGACCACGCCCACACCTCATCCGACAACATCAAATCCACACTGCGACCCCACACATTCGACGCAGCCACCGTCCGCCACAACGAACCATCACCAAACACGATCTGCGAATCCCCCAACACCTTCGCCACCTGGAACCCCTGATGCGACGCCCAATCCCAATACCGCTGCTGCATCAACCGGCCCACCGACACCGTCTGCCCCGTCTGCAACACCTCCTGCCGGCCACCGAACAATGCAGCGTTCCCCGCCCGCCACAACGCCAACTCGCACAACAACCACGTCTTCCCCGACTGGCGCGACACCGACACGAACACGATCGGCCAACACCACGAACCATCAGCACGCCGCTCCAACATCCGCTGCGTCACCAACCACGCCCACCACCGCAACCGCTGCCCCGACCTCGCCTCCATAGACGCCGCAGCCGCATCCCCAAGCGAATCCACCGCCTCCGGGTGCGGCCCAGGGAACGTCCGAGGCAACCCGTCCCATTCCCCCGGCGATCGGGGCGAATCCGCGAATGGCGTCGCGATATCCACCACTTCTAGTTGATCTTGGGGATAGACCACGCCGCCCTCGGGGTGATCTAGGTGTCCGTTAGAAGAAACGGCCCGTGCCAGGGGGGGCAGTGTGGCCTCTTGCTTCGCTATGGCCCTACGAGTGCCTCTGAGGCGGTTTCCGTAGCCTGCGCCGTGGGATCGGTTGCATCGTGCGCAGCTGGCGTAGGCGGGGGCTTCTGGGTCGATGCTGAGGGGTGGGTCGTGGTCTACGTCCCATGGGTCGTCTGGGTGGATGGTGCGGTGGCAGCGGTGGCATGGGGTGGGGAGGGTTTGGGCGAGGCGTTTGCGTTCTGCTTGTTGGCGCGCTGCTTGGTCGCGGGTATGGTGCGCCTTACTCATGGTCAGATCCTTACATGATCCTTACATTCGTCGGCGTGTCGCTTCTGGCGTGTCGTGGTTCTGGTCACTACAATCTCGCAGTTAAGGGTTTGAATGGATTGGTCTGCCCCGTAGGGGCTGACAGTCTGGTTGACGTTGACTTTCACCACCTCAGCTTCCTACCAACATGGTTCCCCGGACTGGTCACCCTTGGTCCTCGGCTGCGTCTTGGTGTTCTTGGATGAGGATGCCGAGGCGGTCGATGGCGGTTGCGGCTTGGTCGGTGTCGAGGTCGCGGCTGCTGTCGAGGTGGTCGAGGTCGA